AGGAGAAGCATTGTTTGCTTTTAATATGCAGTTTGACTTTGATAAAGAAGCTAGAGGCGATTTAGAAATAAAAGCCAGAGGCACAGAAAGTCTAATGAAGAACGAAGTAAGAAGTCAAAGACTTCTACAGTTACTTCAAATGTCAGGAAATGCTGCGGTAGCTCCTTACTTAAAGATACCAGTTATACTAAGAGAACTAGGTGCGGCTATGGATTTAGACGCAGAGAAACTTATCAATGATGAAAGAGAAGCATTCAAGCAAGCAGAGATATTAAAAGCTGCTGGTGGTTTACCTACCGAACAGGGGCAAGCACAGGGAATTAATCCTGCCGACCCTTCAGGTGGAGGTGGTGGTAACATAGGGGTGGGGCAAGCTCCAGTTCCAGGAGAGCAAGGATTTAGTGCACCTCAGAATCCTTCACCAGGACCTCAGCAACAAGACCCTGCTGCTATGGACCAACTACAACAATTACTAGGAGGCAGACAGTGATAAAAGAAGTAGCAAAACAACTACTGCCTATAGTTAATGTAAAGAAAAACACTGATGCACTAGAAGTGTATATGAATCATAGAATAGATGAGTTACACAAACTACTAGAACAGCATGAGGATATATACAATATCAATAAAGCACAGGGAGCAATCCAAGAAGTACGAAGACTTAAGACTCTTCGTGATGAAGTCATAGCAAGGGCTGAGAAATAATGGCAGAAAAGAGTCGCAAGAGTTTAGCAGATTCACTATTGAAAAGTGTAAAAAAGGCTACACGTAAGGATGAAACTGTATATTCCTCTAAACCATCAAAAAGTTTAGTTGATAAACCGAAATACACACAAGGTCAAGGATTAGGAGATGTTGAATTAAGGGCAGACTTAGAAGCTTATATGTATGGTAATCCATTAGCTAGATTAGGCTATGAACTATATAAAGAAGGCAAAATAAATATAAAAGGCATAGATAGATTGATTATGCCTGGCATGTTGACAACTCCTGCTACTGCAAAAGAGTTTGGTCTAGGAGATAAAACAACTCTTCTATATAGAACCGAACCTGGCTCTGGACAACATATGGAAAAACGTCCATATGGTCCTTTAAGAGAAATTAACCAAGTTGAAAATGAAATGGCTGAAGCTAATATAGACCCGCTTAAAGTTATAATTCATGAACTTACCCATGCTGGATTTAGTGCTTTAGAAGAAAAAACAGGTAAAAAAGTTGGAGTTGAAGAAGGAATAGTCAGAGCAGGGGACGAATTAATAACTGCTAGAACTACAGGTAGACCAGGAACACTTGGAGGTCCAGGATTAAAGAATCTTTTAGGGGGTTCAAATATACCCTTTACTCCTAACAATGAAAAAATACTTAAGGAAAGATATTTAAAGTATTCATTACAAGCTCAAGACCTTTTAAATGAAAAGGGCATACCCCAAGAAGCCATTGCCCCCAGTGATAATAGAAATCCTGCATTTATAAGTAAGACATTTAAAGAGTTATTAGGATTTGAAAAAGAAAGAAATAAATTAAATCATTTAGGATTTGCACGACCACTAGAAGATTATTACCTAGGATTGCCTACAAAACAACATGGAGCACTTTACACAAAAGATGTAAGTTCTTTTGGTGATGATGCAATTAAAAAAGGAACTTTAGACCCTTCTAGGGCTGACCTTATGGTAGAAGGACCAACATATTTACCAAGAAATAAAAAAATAAAAATGCAAGAAGGAGGAGCACTCATGGCATTACAAGAACAAGCAGGATTAGGCACATCCCCAATGACACAAAAGACCAGTCCACCAGTAGGTAACAAAAAACAAAAAGTAGAGAAAATGCCTAAGAGAGGTGCGGCTCCGAAAGTTGTTGACCCTAGAGATGAAGTTATGAAACTTGTAGCTAAGAAATTAAAACAAGATAAAACAAGTGTCGGAATAGCTAGTCCTACTGCTCCTATGCCAACAGAGATGCCTGCTCCTATGACTACAGCTTTAGCTAATCCACAGATGCCTGCTAAGAAAGTAGAAGAAGAGCAGTTACTTAGTCCAACTCCTATAATGGCGGCTAAAGGTAAGTCTATTGAAGACGGAGGAAAGTCTAAGAAAAAAGGTAAAGGATTAGCCGTTGTAATTGATATGGGTAGCACAGAAAAACCAGAATATGAAGAAGCATCAATGGGCACACCTTCTGACCCTCCTCCAGGTGCTACATCTGATGAAGTTAAAGATAATCAACATGTACTACTTAGTGAGGGAGAACTAGTTGTCCCAGCTAACGTGGTTAGATACCATGGTCTTGGAATGTATGAAGGATTAAGAAGAGATGCGTTGCAAGGATTAGGCGAAATGGAAGATGCAGGTCAAGTAGAATATATTGATAATGAAGTTAAAACTGCAGCCGCAGGTATGACCATTATGAATGCACAACCTAATGTTGCCACTTTAGGGGGTATACAAAAACAACAAGCAGTTTACAATCCTGCATTAGGACAATATGGAACAGCAAAAGCTCCTGAAGCTGCCTCAGCTAAATTTGTACAAACTCCAGGTTTTATTGATAAAAATAAAGATGGTATAGATGACAAGTTGCAACCTAGTATTAATAAAGGTATAGCCTCTCCAGTTTCTAGCACTGGAACAATTACACCTGCTGCTCTTAATCTTGGTCCAACAACTAATCCAAATACAGTTGTAGGTGCTGGTAATGTAGGTTCATATGTTGCTAATCAATCAGGAATCCCTGGAAGCGGAGGAGATACTACTCCCCCTGCTGTAGAAACTCCACAAGCTCCCTTAGTTAGAAGACCAGTTCAACAAGAAGAAAATAATGATAACCCAGTAGAAACAGAACAAGAAAAAGCTGCTAGAGCTTTAGCTAACGAGAAAATTAATAAAGCTAAAGAATTAGGATATACTTACAGCCCAATGAAACAAATTGCTATGGCATTATTGCCACTAGGGTTTTTAGGCGTAAATCAAAAAGTTGGAACAGTTACTTTAGCTGGTAATGTCGTAGGTAATGACGGAAGAGAGTATGACCCGTTAACTGGTAAAGTAGCATCTAGTGGAAGTATGATTACAGATATCTCTAATAAACTACAAGGTAAAGACATAAGTAACATAGGACCTGGAGGAGAAATAGTACCTGATACAAAAGACCCTATAGGATTTACTCCTATGACAGCTGCTGGATTAGTACAATACACACTTGGCGAAATGAGAAAAGCGATTGGAGAAGAACAGTTAGTAAATCAAGTTAATGCGGAAGTAGATAAGTTACAAAAAGAGAATACTACATCATTAGTTGCTCCTGAAGCTCCATCATTAAAAGTAAATAGCATGGAAGAACTTATGCAAAAGATTAATGCTGGTGTAAAGGATGACTCTTTAATTGATACTAATTATCAAGCAGCTCAAAAGATTGGTGGCGAACAACAAGGTATAAGGTCTCCCTCGTTTAAATCATCTACAACTCCTTTAGCACAAGAAATAACAGGCACAGGAAGTGTTGACCAAACTGGTAGATTTTTATCTCAGGCGGAAGCACTATCTGGAGTATCAAGAGATACTATTGAAGCAGACCCTAATTATCAATCCTCAAGAAAAAGTTTTGAGAATTTATCTATACAGGAGTTAAATAATATACTTGATGGCACTATAGCATCTACAGTGGCACAAAAGACTGCTGCTCAAGATTTAAAAGAAGAAAGATTGTTAACAAGAGTATCCTCTCCTTATTTTGGAAATGCCCCAGGTAGCGAAATGACTCCAGAGAGAAGTAGGCAAATTCAACAAGAAAGTGATTTTGATGTAGAAGAAACTTTTGGAAGCGGAAGAAAATCACAAAGAGATTCAGCATTAGATACTTTTAATGATGATGCAAAATCAGATATTGAATCACGAGGAGGCACCAAGAGTGTTGGACTAAATGACAATGGTTCATTCTACAGTGAAAACAATGATGGCTCATTTACGCATGAAGATGGCACATCGGTAAACTTTACAGATAGCTCAGGCAAACCAGGGAATCCCCCAAGTGATGAATCTATATCTGGTGCTCCTTCAAAAGGCACTCCTGCTGACCAAGGACTAGGTAGTATTAATACGGATAATCCTGGTGGTGACCCTAGTGGGGGAAAAAGTATAGTTTGTACTGAGATGTATAGACAGACTCAACTTGATGATTGGTCACAAGCTATGAAGACTTGGTATATTTATCAGAAAAAATACTTGACACCTATACATGAAATAGGGTATCATTGGTTATTCAAACCTTTTGTTCGTGGTATGAAGGTTAATAGGGCACTAACAAACTTAGGTGCTTACCTTGCCAAAGAACGAACAAAACATCTTAGACATATTTTAACAAAAGGCAAAGCACAAGACAGTATAATCGGCAATGTCTTTTGTAAAATAATCCATCCTATAGTTTACTTAGTAGGATTGGCAGTTCATAAGAAATAATATATGAACTAAATCACTGGCTACCAACCCCCCAACATGGCTACGGTTGCCCCAACAAGGAGAAGTAATATGGCTGAGATTGCTGTAGAACAAAAAATAGTTAAAACCCCGATGAGATATACACGTAACGATGATAAAGAAGCGTTAGAGTTAGAAAAGAATTTAAAAGAAAGAGATATAGCTTTAGGTAAAGTTAAAGAAGAAGCAGAAGATATTGCTGAAACAGAAACTTTAGCACCAGAAGAAAAAACCTTTAAGAAAAGATATGGTGATTTAAGAAGGCATACTCAAGAAAAAGAAAAAACTTACCAAGATGAAATATTTAAGTTAAAGCAACAGCTTACAGATACAGCAACTAAAGAAATCAAATTACCTAAATCTGATGAAGAGATTGCTAAGTGGTCTGAAGAATATCCTGATGTAGCTAAAATAGTAGAAAGTATTGCTACAAAAAAAGCAAAAGAATTAGATTCTACATTAGAAGAAAGAATGAAGTTAATTGCAGATAGAGAGGCACAATCTAGTCGTGCCATGGCAGAAGCAGAACTTATGACTATACATCCTGATTTTGACACAATTAGAAACGACCAAGAGTTTCATGATTGGGTTGAAGTACAACCTAGATGGGTTCAGCAGGCTTTATATGAGAATGAAAGTGATTCTAAATCTGCCGCAAGAGCAATTGACTTGTACAAAGTAGACATGGGACTAACAGAGGCTCCCAATAAAAAGAAACCAGATGCTTCTAAGGAAGCTGCAAAAGCTGTAACTAGAGGAGCAACGAATGCCCCTTCAGCTACTAAGTCAGGACAAGCAAATCAGATTAGAGAGTCTGATGTTGCTAAGATGAAAGGTCATCAATTTGCAGCTAATGAAGAGGCTATCAGCGAGGCTATTAGGTCTGGAAACTTCATATATGACGTAAGTAGACCAAATGGTTAATTTTTTACTTTACATTTGTTCCATAATGTGTTACAAAATGTATATATTCCGCAGCCCATATATAGTATGACTACCTGCAAACTACCCACATCACGAATTATTTACTAAAAAACTACCTAGTTTTATTTAGCCCCTTATGGACACCTAATGTTTAGCTAGCCTTTTTGATTGTATGCAACTCGTATTTTTTAAGCCCAAGGAGAATTATCATGGCTTTTACTACAGCAGCTGGATACGGGAATTTACCTAATGGCAATTTTAGCCCCATTATTTACTCCCAAAAGGTTCAGCAAGCTTTTCGTAAATCTTCAATAGCAGAAACAATTTGTAACTCTGACTATTTTGGAGAGATTGCGAATTATGGTGATACTGTAAAAATTATTAAAGAACCAGAAATCACTGTTAAATCTTATGCCCGTGGCACAACTATTCAGCCACAAGACCTAGACGATGAGGAATTTTCTCTCACCGTAGATAAAGCTAACTATTTTGCTTTTAAAGTAGATGACATTGAGGAAGCTCACAGTCATGTAAACTTTGAGTCAATGGCTTCTGACAGAGCTGGTTACAGACTTCGTGACCAACACGACCAAGAAGTTTTAGGCTACTTAGCAGGTTATGCACAATCAGCGTTAAATATAAATGCTGATGGAGTTAACACTTCTACTAACGGTACTGTTGCTGTTTCAACTGCTGGTACTGACGAATTATTAACAAGCATGAAACTAAGAAAAGATAGCTTTGCCAACATCACAACATCAAGTGCTGGAGACCACTCAATACCAATAGCAACAAGATTGCCTGGTGCTACTGCTGTAGCAACAGCAACTGCTACTCCATTACAAGTTGTTGCAAGAATGGCTAGATTGTTAGATACACAGTTTGTAGATAACGAAAATAGATGGCTAGTTGTTGACCCAGTATTCCTAGAGATACTAAAGGATGAAAGCTCAAGAATGCTTGATTCTGACTTTGGTGCTGCTGGAGACGCTCTAAGACAAGGTCTAGTTGTTACTAGATTACATGGCTTTGATGTTTATGTATCTAATAACTTACCTGTAGTCGGAGGAGGTCCTGCTACAACAGGTACAGCTAACCAGAATACAGATTACGGAGGAATTGTTGCTGGTCACTCTTCATCAGTAGCTTCTGCTTCACAGATTACGAAAACTGAGTCTTACAGAGACCCTGATTCGTTTGCGGATATTGTTCGCGGAATGCATTTATACGGCAGAAAGATTCTTCGTCCTGAAGCAATCGTAACTGCTAAGTATAACACAGCAGCTTAAGGGAGAACAACTAATGGCAACTTATACAACTAGCCTTCAGGCAGTACACAGACCATCTGCTCCTGCACCTTACTTAGTAAGTAACACTATTGATATCGCAGTAGAAAACGCAGCTCACACTGCAATCGCTGCTAACGATATCTTAAAGGTATTTACTATACCTGCAAACACTCTTCTCATGGCAGTAGGCTATGAAGTTGAGGCGTTACTTACAGGAGAGTCAAACGATACTACGTTTAACTTAGGTATTACGGATGCTTCAACAGGCGGCATTGGTGCTGACGTTGATGAGTTCGTAGCTGCTATGGACACTGACGCTATGGCTGTTGGTGCTTATGCA